TGCCTTCTTCCTGCGCATGCTCAACGTAGTTGGCCAACTGGCCGCAACCCCGAGCGTTTTGCGTGGCCAGCCAAATTGGTTTGAACTTGGTCACACTGTTTTCAAAGAGCTTGACACTGGTTGCGGATACAGGAGTGGCAGCAGACGGACGGGCTCCGGGAAGGTTCAGGGAAGGTGTAGCTTGCGCCTCATACACAGAGCCAACAAGCTTGTCCCTGACTAGCTCGGCTAGTATGTCGAAGCTGAACGTATCACCTTGAGTCAGTAGGCGCACGGCGCGCGGCGTCGCGTACTTCTTCTTGAAGTTGGTGGTCTCAGGCACACGCAAGACTCGGGCGGCATCAGCCGTCACAGTCATGTCAATTGCCAAGCCTTCCTGTTTGCACAGGCGCTTGAAGTTCTCGGCCACAGGCTTCCAAGACTCGATAGGTACGGCCTCAGTCAGTGGCCAGTAGCAGTGCAAGCCGCCACCAGACGCCACTACATAGGGCGTGCCTAGGGTATCTAGCCCCGTCTTATCCAAGAACGCGTGAAGCGCAAGCGCGGCATCTTTCTTTGAGACGTAGCCATCCATGTCAATGAACAGGGACTTCACGTATCTAGCGTTCACGGCCAGACGATTGTCCTCGTCACCGAAGGTAGCCAAGGCAAAGTAAATGTCAAACTTGCTGTCGTGCCAACGTTTGATTGGCGCTGTGGTTTCTTCCAGAGTATGCACAAAGGCATGCTCCTTCTTTGTGAGTTCTGCTACGCAGTACCGACCAAATTCTGGCGGCGGCAGAACAACCGCTAAAAACTCAAGCGGAGTCATTGAAGTCCTTGGTGGGGTTACAGGAACAGTTCTAGCTGTCGAGCGTCTTTAAGTTGGGCATCATCAAGAGGAGCCATAACCGTCAAACGGCGTAGCACTTCCAGTTGCCAATCTTTGGGCATTCCTGTATCAAGTTCAATGAGTTCGGCGCTAAAGCGGATTAGCTCTTGCGTTGTGAGGGATCGAGGTTGTATTCCGTACATATTTTTCTCCATGCCTCATCTGCTGTGCGTGAGGTCTTCATTATGTGAGTTAAGAATTCGACGCGGTCACGATAGGCCACAAACACTTCTGTGCCTGTAAACCAGTTGTAGACAGTCTGTCGAGAGACGCCAAGCGCATAGGCAATCTTCGTGACTGGGAAGTCAAGATGGATCGCCCAACGCCCAAGCTGGTTGCCCAGAGACTTGGGTGTCTTCGCTACTTCGTCAATGATTTTTTGTGAGTAAGCCATAGTGGTATAGGTGGGGGTACTAGTTGGTGACTATTTGCTACGCTCAACGGATTTGCTAGCTAGACGTACCGTTTATATACGCAGTTACTCAGGGTTGACGTTTACCCCATGGCTTCACCAATTTTCCCCCCGATTTAGTTACTCATCGTCCCAATCAGCAACGATGTCGGCCAGCTTGTTCTTCTTAGCTGGTACGGATTCAACCTTGGCCGCGGCTTTGCGCACTTCGGGTTCTTCTTCAGCCTCGACCTCAACGGCCTTGGCTTTCTTGGGCTTGGCGGCTTTGACTTCAGCCATAGCTTCTGCTTCGTCTTCGTCGAGCATCGCACCCATGGGGCGCTTGCCTTCGATAGCCAAGGGTGCAGGGGCTACAACGCCATCAGCAGAGGCAGGGGTAACAGCCACGGCCTTCTCAGCGTCCTTGGATTTGGACTGCTCAACAGCAGACTCGTACTCGGCATCAGTCAACCAACGCATTGGGCTGAAGAACAACTTGGGAGACTCGGCCTTGGTGTCAAACTTCATGCGCGTCACGATGGCGTCCAAGTTAACGGGAGGAGTCTGAGCCGCCATGTAGCGGGCGTATGCCTGCAATGGGCGCTTGTCGCCGTCTTCCTTGCCAAAGATGGACGTAGCTGGCAGGGTGACCTGCAAGACATCACCATCAGGGTTGTTAGCCAGCACCACAGCCAAGCGCTGTTGGTAGCGGCAGGCACGGCTTTGACCATTGCCAGACCCAGCGATGTTTTGTGGGCATGTTGTACAGCTTGACGACTGCTTGTTCTTCACGCCTGCATCGGGCTTCTCACCATCAGCAGATGTGCAGTCAGGGGCGGCTGCAGCCGCGTCTTTGTCGTAGCCACCAGCGTAGAAGATACGGCTGACCTTGGGTGCCGCTTTCACGATGATGACATCCAAGTGGCGGTCTTCAATCGATGCGATCTCCTTGCCGCTTGCAAGCAGGCGGAACACACCACCCTTGATGGAGACGCGCTTCATGCCGCTACCGGCATTCACGTTACCGGCCAAGGCTAGAGTAGTTGCTGAGAGTTCTGCGTTCTTAGCGAAAGCAGGAACGTTTGAGGGATTGAACATTGCAATATTGCTCATTTTGTTTTCCATTTAAGTTGGTTTGCGTACAGAGATGTCATACTCAGATGCTGAGTTGAGTCCGGGCGGTACGACCCCGGGGTTTTCTTCTAAGAACTGCGCCATGTTGAGTTGCGCAATGCGCTTCTCAAGCAGGTCAATGGCCTCGTGCTCGATCATAAATTTCTTGAACGAGTCCCAGTCTTGTGTGGTATAGCGAGTTTTCACAGACATGACTGCCGTGCCCTCGGTGGTGCGAACAGATGTGACGCCCATGGCCTTCATCTGCTCTTTGATCGCGTTCTTGATCTCGTCCTGTTGGCCTTTAAGTACTTCCGCTTGGGTGTCGTACGCTTGGGTCAGTTCGGTCATACGCGTGCGTAGCTTGCGGTATATTTTCACAAGCCTATCTAACGGTATCGCTTCTTCTTCCATTACTTCTCCTGTTATTTTGTTGTCTAAGGTTGGACAGTTTACACAGATTTTTATACGTTACAAGCCCCTTTCAAGATTTAATTTCGGTTTCGAACATGTCGGTCAGTAGTAAGTTATCGCTTACTTTTCCTTCCAACGCTTTAAACATCTTCTTCTCAATCGGGCTACCCTGAATGTGAATCACGGTAACTTTGTCTGAGTCTTGCCCCTTGCGGTCAGCACGCGCACAGCACTGGATGTACTGCTCAACGCTCATCAACGGGCCATAGAACACCACAGTGTCAGCGGCAGTCAGCGTGATGCCGTGGGCAGAAGCCGCAGGCTGCATGACCAACACCCGAGGGTTCGGCTCGTTCTGAAAGCGGCTGATAGTTTGCCCGCGTTTGCTTGGTGTGATGTCTCCGTGAATGCACTCATTGACAATGCCCTTCTTGGTGAGGTAGTTGTGTATGGTGTCGATGGTGCTTCGGAACAACGCGAAGATGATGACCTTGCGATCTGTCTCGTCCAGTATCTCCTCAAGCACAGCAAGGCGAGGCGCTGAGTCAAACTCCACCACTTCCTTGTCGTCTGTGTAGGCCGCGCCACAACTGATCTGCAAGAGCTTACTCACACCAGCGGCGGCATTGACTGCCGTGATGGTCTCGCCTGCGGCCTGCACTAGCATGCGGTCTTTGAGCATGGTGTAGTACTTGGCTTGTTGAGGAGTGAGCGCGATCTCACGCGTCATGGTAATCACTGGCGGCAAGTCAAGGCACTGCGCTTTGGTGTAGCGTATCGCTGGCTGTAGAGCCTCGTGTACTTTCTCCTTGGCATCGAGCTTGGGCGCCCACTTAAACGTGGTGATCTTGTTCATCACTTGATCTCGCCACGCTGTGTAGAACTTGGGCACGCCCTCGGGGTTGACTAATTTTGCCAAGCCGTACGCATCCACAGGCGACTGCGATGCAGGCGTACCAGTCATCATCCACAGGTAAGTGTTGGGAGTCAGGATCGAGTTGAGTGATTTCCATCTGCGGGTAGTAGGCGTCTTGTATGCGTTGGCTTCATCCACAATCACAAGGTCAAAGCGGCCATCGTTCTTTACCTCATCAGCGATCAAGTTAAGACCTTCGTAATTCGTGATTACAATTTCGTAATCTCGCTGGATCATCTCGATGCGGCGACTAGCCTGCGCATGGTGCGCGATAACGGCAGAGCGATGAATGACACTGTTATTGATGTCGCCCATCCATGCGCTGTGCATGATCGACAGGGGGCACAGGATGAGAATCCTACGCACCTTCTTGAGCTTCATCAGGTAGTCAGCCGCCCACAACGCGGACAGCGTCTTGCCAGTGCCGGGCTCAGAGAACACGAAGGCTCTCCTGTACAGCGTGAGGAACGCTGCCGTCTCGATCTGGTGAGCCATGGGCTTGTAACGCCCCGGCCAGTCATAGCGCCTAGTGATAGGCGAGGGTACATCTTTGACACCTAGGTTACGCAACACCCGCGCTTCGTCAAGACCCCAGTAAACAGCAACATCGTAGCCTCCGTCTGCACGGGGCGTTGTCATGCTCTTTGGGATGATTGAGTACTTGTGCGGGTTCCTTGTGCGTAAGATAAGTGCTTTGTCTTCTACGATTTCCATTGCTTCTCCAAGCTATTATTTTCCGTTGTCGCTCTGGTTGGCGCTCTTACTACGGAGGCGGGTATTACCGGCCACTGACTTGCCCCCTGCACGCAGGGGTTTGATGTGATCGATGTCCTTGCCTGCACGATCAACACCCTTCTTGTCATAGGCACGCCGTGCTTTCTGACGCTCGACTTGATCGGCTGTCTCGCCTGTTTTCTTTTGAAGTTTGTAGGCGTGTTTGTAGTCACGCTTGCCGTTGGTCTGTGTCATCATTGCTCCTAGTGTTTAGGGTTGAACTCGCATCCGGTGACCTGACACCATCCGCAAAGTGGGGTTTGATTGGGGTTCCATACGTTGTTCTCAAAGCATGCTTCGAGCCGTGCAGTACGCTCACGATACTTCCACCAGAAGGCTTCAGATTGATCTCGTGTCATCTGCATCTTGACCATATCATTTTTAACAATGAACAGCAACGCAGAGTTGACCTTACGGATGTGAGGAAAGTGAGCAAAAACCATAAGCGACATCAGCACAAGCTGATCCCTGTCGGGGTACTTGTTGTTGCCAGTTTTCCAGTCCCCCACCCACGCCGTAAGGTTCTCATCATCAATGACCAGGATGTCGGCAATACCCCTAACCCATACGTCTGGTGCCTTCCAGTTGGTAGGGCGTAAGTCCACAGTCAGCGCCATCTCGTACTCAGCAAGAGCCCGTCCGGGCTTACCTAGCATGGCGTCCACCACAGGCTGGAACTGCGCATACTCAGGTGGTATCGGCTTCTTGTCCCTGATGTAGTCTTCGATGGCCTGATGTACCTGATTGCCGTAGCGCGTGGCCTCAGTCTCTTGGAAGGGGTACTTCTTTAAGACCTTGACCTCGTGATACCTGCGTTGGCAGCCCTCAAAATCTTTTAGGCTGCTGTGTGACCATGCTGGTTTTTTCATTCAAACTTCGCTGTCTTGATGGCTACTGTTAATCGGTTGGCAAACTGTGTGACAAACGCTTCGTTGCGGTTCAACTCGTGCTGTCCCATGTCCTCCAGTATGGCGTGTGTGACTTCGTGCCAGAAGGTGTCGGCCAACTCATCCTTGGTGAACTTGCGTCCTGTGATGTTGCTGGCCTTGCCAAGACGGATGCACTGCTCTGGGTAGAACGTGCGCCCCATATCTCGGCGGTGGAGCATGGCTTCCACCACCTCCACGCTGTACCACTTCTTGCCGACTCTCATTCTTGTTGGTAACTTCATTCTTCTCCTTAGTTTTTTGCTAACCCATACCTACGGTGTGCGCCACCGTCAGCGTCCAATGGAATGCCCGGCATATAAGGCGGCTCCATAGTCATTTGAGCCAAGACCCAAGTCTTAGCTTCTTGCACCTCTGCATCAGGAACCACAACGATCTGCTCGTCATGCACTGTTCCCGCCACAAAGTATCTCTTTGCAGTACGCACCATACCATCAGTCATCACGCATCTCGCTACGCCCTGCGTGACATTGTTGGTTATTTTTCCTGCATATATTTTAGTACGATCTGGCCCGTATGTCCACTCCAGTTGTTCTTTATTTGTTTTGTCATCTTTGTAACGCCTGATGTTAAGGTCAGGATACAACAGCTTCATACCAGAGGGTAGCTCGATCTCGCCCTTGCGGTAGATCAGGCACTTGTGCTTGTACTCCCGCCCCTTGTACAGACACTCACCAATAAGCTGAGTGTTTAAGTCCCAAAAATCCACAACAGGTGTTGCCGTTGATCGGTATTTGTCGATGATGGCCTTGGCCGCTAGACAATGGATGACCAACTCCTTGGTCGTGCAGGTGTGCGGGATGTCTTGGAGCTTCTCCGCGTTGACTTCCCAATCAAGGAATTTCTGCGCTGCTTGCTGAGTAACACCAAGCTTTTTTGCGAAGGCCAAGTCGTAGCGTTGTGGTGGCGCCCCAAGGAATCCTGTGAGGAGTTGAGAACTAAAAGCCGCCCAGCCAAGACCGTATCCACAGCCAAGCAACGCGCTCTTCGCAGATTGCCGAAGGTCAGGGTGAGACTCCTTACTAAGTCCGGGTATGTTGAACATCTGCGCTCCGAACGCGGCGTAAGGGTCACCACCGGCCCTGAAGATGTCCAGCATGTCTGTGTAGTCTGAAAGCCACGCCAGAACTCGCGGCTCAATCTGCGATAGATCTCCGACGACGAGTTGGTGGCCAGCGGGAGCCATAATCGCTTTGCGAAGGAACGAGCCTCGCTTGAGGTTTTGCATGTTGATGGCCGAACCCTTACTCGCCGTCCACCTACCCGTCTGCGCACCGTAGTATGAGAGAGGGACTGGTAAGGCTCCGCGTTGACTAATGTCAAGGAATCGCTTGAAATAGGGCATCGTTTTTAGCAAGTGCGAGAGTTTCTTTGCCGGTCGTCTTACTTGTCTTGGTTGGCGGAACCACATTGAGTTTCTCAAGTAGTGCAGCAAACTGCGGATTCGATGCCAACGCAGTCTCTTCCACGCCGAGCTTTTGTAATAGTGCTTCACGTTTTTCCTTTTCATCTAGTATGGCGTCGGTCAGCATGTTGGGGTCAAGCTGCAAGCACGCACGGGTGTACATTTTCAGAGTCATGTCCACAAGGCGTAACTCCTTCGATGGGTAGGATACAGCCAGCCACATGGTCGGGCGTTGTACTTCCACTCCATAATTGATACATCGAACTGTGCGTTATGGGCAAGCACTGCGGTTCGTCCCCAGTCGACCCCATCAAGGTACTCACGTAACTCTGCATCTCCAAACCATCTAATTGGTTCATCGCTTCCGTATACATGGACGCAAGCTCCGAACGCTCTAAATTTATCATGGCGTATGTACTCCTCTGTTGTCATCTTGCTGAGCGTGTAACCTTCCTTGGTGTCCCAGTAGGTTTCGAAGTCGATCGTGATGATCTGTTTATATGGTGCGCTCATTCTTCTCCCTTAGTTTTGCTTCAATGGCTCGGGCCAGTTCCATGTTGGCAGCCCACCCGACTCGGTATATCTCACCGATCTCTTCGCTGGTCAGGTTGACCCACTCACGCTTCTCTACCACGTCAACTGTTTCGTCAGCTACTCGGCTGTCGTAGCAAGCGCATCCACGCTCCCAGCATCCTCTGTCAATTATTGTCATGTGTTCTTCTCCTTAAGTTTGGCTTCAATGGCGTTGTAAAAATGACCCCATCCATCCATGTCGTGTTTCTTGTAAAGCTCACGCTGCTCCTCATACGTCAGCCCAGTCCATGTGCGCGGTAGATACAAAGGCCACACCTGACCAAGCGGTGTAAACAAAGGGCTGTCTTTGTCTGTGCTGACCATGCCGTTAGTTGGGTCGTACCATGCTATTTGTTTCAATTAAAGTTCTCCTTGGGTGGTGCGTCCATAAGATTTAAAAAGCCGAAAAAATCGTTTGCCGCCAACATGAGTTGCGACGCCTCCATCTCGTTACAGTTGAGGGTAACGACTCCTGCCATCTGATCTTCAGCGCGGCCAACGATGACCACGCCTTGCGCTTTACCTTCGCCATAGCACATCACCAGTTTGTGGATAAGTAGCTTGAAGTGTGCTTGCTCTTCGTCTGACATGGCCGTCACCCTGCGGTGCAGTTCTGCCTCAGACATTGAGCCTTCATAGTCCTCGTAGTTCATTTTGTTTCTCCTTGAGCAATAGCTCTAAGTCCGGTATGTTGTGCTCACGGGCAATGAATACTGTCCCGCCATGGTTGAGGATGGCGTTGAGTTCTCTGTCCTGTAGCGCAGTGGTCTGCCCCTTGCCTGCCTTGCACTCGATGGCGATGAAGTGTCCGTCCATGCAGCCAATGATGTCAGGTATCCCTGCACGGCCAAAGCCGTTAGCAGGGGGCATGAAGTGGTACACGCCTAGCTTGTCAAGCAACAGCCGTACCGCCTTCTTTACTTTCCACTCAGGTGTCGAGGCCATCGCGTCCCCCATTGGCTTCTACATACCTTGTCAGGTTGACCTCGGGGTTGCCAAAAGTTACGCCGTCATTGGCGATCTCTCTGTTGAGTAGTTCAAACGCTTTCAACAAAGTCCTGTACCCATAGGCGTCCGTTGCCTTCTTCACATCAGGCAAGAAAACAGCGCTAGGGTCTGACGCCAGTATGAGGTACAAGAGCCGCAAGATTATCCAATCTTTCTTTTTAAGATTTTCTACATCAGTCATTGATCTCTCTCTTTCTGTTTAGAAATGCCGCATCAGCAGGGTTTTGCAAACGCGCCAGTTCGTTGTCGTAGTACTTCTTGGGCATGGGTGCTTTCTTATCAAGCAAGCCACGCAACCATTCAGCACCGCCTAGTTGGTTAAGTATGATCCACTGTCTGTCAGACATTCGGACTTGTCTTCCTATTAACTTCTCAGGTGGTTTAGGTCTTGGCATTCTTTAAGTTCCTGCTTATTACTCCGTTGGCCCAGCATCTTGCGCAGTGCCATTTAGTTTGGCTCAGTTGAATCCCGCCCTCGGGTGGTTTCGTTTCATTGCACCGTGCACACTCTTTGTACTTGTGCACGGGTTGCGTGCTACCAATAGCCAACTGCCGCCTAACAAAACCGTTCATGTTTTCATGTCCCTCACATACGTGGCAAAGCTGTGTGCTGTGTCACCAAAGGCAATGCGCATGGCATCGAACTCAAGCGCCACTTCCTCAAGCACGGCGTTGCGTATCATCGGGTCTGGTTTGATTTGCACTTTGGGCGTGCCAAAGATGTTGTCAAAATCTTCTTTGTTAAATAGTGTGTCACTCATATGCGCGCCTCTGCTTCCTCTTTAAATTGGCGGTGTTTAAGTTCTGTGTCAAGTTGCACAATCAGCTTGGCAAGGTCTATATCAATCAGGTGCAGCTTCTTCGTCCAGCGGGCGATGGTCAACTGGATGTCGTGCATGAACTCTTCCTTCATGTCTTCGTTGCCAAGCACGTTGGCCGTCATGCGGTAGCCGCCGCCAGACTCTCGATCAGAGGGCAAGCTGATAAATGCACGGACATGGGTAGGGGTGCTGTCCAGCACTGTGATCTTGCATCTCTGAATCAATGACCGCGCCTGTTCCCTTCGGAACTGCTTGGCCGCCTCGGTGTCGTCCCATTCAAAGTGACGATGCAGAATGTTGTCTTCATCCTGCGCCGCCTGTAAGACGTCATCAATCATCAGCACGCCGTTGTTGCGGCGTGCCATCTGTTCTAAATACTTGCGTTCTTCATTCATAGTTTTCTCCTTGTTAAAAAATAAAGGGGTGCCTGCTATTCCGTGCCTTGCTCCGCCACACCCCGCCCAACCCGAACACGCCCCGCCACTCCCCACGGTGCCTGCCAAGCCCTACCACACCATGCCTAAACGAGCCATACTGTTTGCCGTGCCTGCCGTACCTTGCAGTACCACACCACGCCTGACCGCGCCTCGCCTCGCCTGCCTTGCTGTGCCCATCCGCGCCATACCCTTCCAGACCATGCCTCGCCTGCCGTGCTGTGCCAAACCTGTCCATGCCTTACCATGCCTAGCCTTGCCATGCCTGCCTTGCCAAACCGGGCCCGACCGCTCCTAGCCAATCCCGGCCACGCCTGCCATGCGAAACCACACCTTATCAAGCCGAGCCTGACCGCGCCGATCCGCGCCTATCCATGCCTGCCTTGCCGAGCCAAACCGGTCGCTACCAAGCCCCGCCATAACGAGCCGTGCCTGCCTTGCCATGCCTCACTCGTCCTAGCCAGTCCTCGCCCCGCCAGTCCTCGCCTGCCTTGCCATGCCAAACCGAGCCGTGCCTTGCCATGCCTTACCGCGCCTTGACGAACCAAGCCTGCCATGCTATTCCTCTCCAAGCCACACCGCGCCAGACCCTTCCGCGCCGAGCCCCGCCAGTCCTGCCTTGCGAAACCACACCGCGCCAGACCCTTCCGCTTCGAGCCGCGCCAGTCCTGCCGTGCCCAGCCACACCATACCGCGCCAAGCCAAGCCGTAACGAACCGCTACGCACCTAGCCTGCCTCGGTGTTCAGCTTACTGGATACTGAACTTGGCTTTGACAGCAACCTCTCGATTGCTCTCCACTACTTGGAACAGACCGAACCCACATCCAGCGCTAGCCTTACTGTCGGGTCTGCCTGCACCAATCCCTACTTGTAAGCCGCAACGACTCACAAGGTTAATTACATCCACCATCTTAAACTGATCCATGTCGAACCTGACACGCAGTTTGGCCGCCCACTCACGATACATTGGACGCGAGCGTACATCGACCACGCCTGTTGCATTTCTAGTGTGCGCTGTGTACACATCGCTCTTGCCATAGATACGCACAAGCGGTATGCCGTCTTGCTTGTCCCAACCATCCGCTTCCACGAACGTCGAGAGCTTTGCAAGCGTCATCTTGAACCCAACCAGACGGCACGCTGAGATCATGGCCGCACGGAATGCGGCGGCGTTAACACCCTCCCAGTTCTCCATACTGCGGTAGCGTGCGTCTTCTGCCTCTCTGTCATAGTCGCGGGCTTCACGTACCTTCTTGCTCTTGGACGATGGGCCCTCCTGCATCTTGGCCATGAGTTCGGCCTTCTTGCTAAAGCGCTCCACCACCAGCGGTGCAATGCCCTCCAGTATCAAGTCCACAGTAGCAAACTTGGGTGGGGAAATTACGTATGTTGTTTCGATTTGATTTTTGGTAGCCATTTTATTTTCTCCTTGATGTTTTTAAATTACGCGCTAAAAATTTGCTTGAGGCGGTCGTACAACTCCCGCGCTTGGAACACAGTCAGCCTCTTAATGATCTCGTCAGGGTCTTGGGTACGCACGAGGGAAACCATGCGTTTGTTTACGTCCACACGCGCAGTACCCATGGCATAGGCAGCAGCATCAAGCGCATCTTGGCTAGGTTCAGGCATATTCTCTAGCTTCTCGCGTAATAGCGCACCAATGCCTGTCACGGCTTTCTTCTCGTACTTGCGTTTAGGTGCTTGTGCTTCTTTCTCCTTGTTAATAGCTTTGAGGGTTTTGATGGGGCGATACTCATTGATGTCTGCGTAGTGCAGGCCGTTGGTTTCGTGGATCATTTTGTTGCGACGCATCTGCGCGATCAGGCTAGAGACTGACCCACCCCCGAACCCTTCGTGCTCCAAGGCCGTGATGATCTCCTTGCGTGTGGAGCCGGGGTTGTTCTTGATGTAGTCGAAGGTTACGCGTGATACGTTGTTAGTCACATTAAAAGTTTTCTTCATGGGAATTCCCTGAGTTGGTACAGAAGAGAGTGAAACTGGTTGCTTTGAAGAAGGAACGGGGACAGGTGTCCCCTCATCATCATCCCACTCAGTTAGGGTTCTAGTTAGTGCCGATTTGAAGGCGGTTTGGATGTCAGGCATTTGAGGTTCCTCCTGTAAGTAGCATGACGATTACGATGAAAGCAATGAGTCCAATGGACTGTATTGTGGTGAGTAGTAGATCATCCATCCCCTGCTTGTCGCCAAGCAATATGCCCTGTATCCAGTCGGACTCAGGCGTACATTCAGGGGGTGGTGGTGTATAGGTAAGGCCAATCTTGACCTTACCCGTGTCGTAGGGTGTGTTTTGCATTATTTTCTCCTTGTGTGTGCATTATTTGTCCAAGAGTAGACAGATGTCAATAGGGTCTCCAATAATAAATATCGGTTATTAGTACTATTACCGCAACTAAAAGTACTACTCTTTCTAGTTTTTCCCATGGTGTCAGCATGATGCGTCCTCCTCGTCAGCTTTTAATTGTTTGATCCACGCATCAATGGCCTGCTCATCGTAGAACGTGAGTATCCAATCAGCCAACTCATGCACAGGGTTTTGTAGCAAACAGTCGTACAGCTTATCCAATGCGTCCTTGCCGTAGCGTGCTTCAATTTCTTCTGGTGTCATTTGAATGTCTCCTTGATGTAATCGTTAGCCTCACGCTTGGTATCGAACCCTCGATACTCGCCCTCCTCATCTATCCACTCACCCGAGAAGTTTTTGCCAAAGATGACCCAGATGTCACCTACCCTCTCAGGTTCCCAACAGTTCTGGTCATTGAACCCTTCCATGTATAGCTGGTGCACAACCTTCTTGCACGTTGTATCGTCCACACCCGTAAGCCTCTCCAACTCAGCGGGGTGGTTCTCTTCAAGTAGCAACGCTATCTTGTCTTTGAAACTATCCATCTCTTCCTCCTTTTGTGCTTGCTCATCGAGCATGCGTTGATGATCTGCCAACATGTTGGCGTAGTGTGTGTCTAGTCCGTTCATACATACTCCCATGATGTTTCAGTTATGCAGTCAACAGTCCAATCACCCCCGCCAGTAGGCTCGAAGTCACTGCCGTCCATGGCTACAGCTAATGCCCGTGCCTCCTCTTCGTTCTCTGCTTCAACGATGGCGTCGCACCATACGACGTAGCTTGCTTGTATGTAGTAGCGTTTCATTTTATTCCTCCATTAAAAATACACCCTTGTCTACACAAACTGTAAACAAGCTATCGTCAGGGTAGTTCTTGAATCCACGAATACCATGCAACATGATGTGGCGGAACACTTCTCTTTGTTCCGCAGGTTCTCTGTCAAAGAACCAATTCACCTCGTAGTCAGCGCAGGCTTCCACCATTTGCGTCTTAGTCATTGCAGTCATTTACTTCCTCCTTTTCTATGTAGGCGGGGTTGCCTGTTTGGTATCGATACTCTTTGGCTTCTTTCTCAGCCGCACGCTTGGTCTTGAACACCCCTAAGAGGGTGCCGTTGTGGTTTCTAACTACGTACTTCATTGCTTCCTCCTTGATAAGTATTGCGCTTGCAATCCAAGCCGCTTTCCATATTTCATACATCCGCCCTTGGCATGGAAAATCTTTGACCCTGTAATCGGCAAAGGTATCCTTGCACCACTTGCGGTACTCAATCTTGATACGTGTTTCAGGTTTCATCTACTTTCTCCTTTGGTTAAGCTTCACAATGAATAGCATCGAACAGTGTGCACAGCACAGTCGGTGCGTCGTAGGCTCGGGCCATTTGCTTGGCCTCTTCTAATAAATCGTCAGTCAGCTTGCGCTTGCTCAAGAACTTGATTGCAAACACTGGATCTTCGGGGTACACACACTCGGCGATCAGGTTGATGATGTCGTCGTAGTACCCAGCTTGCGCATCGTAGAGAGCATCGAACAGAATCTCTGTCTCAAAGTACTCATCGTCGTCATGCCATTTGACTGGCACAATCAGATCGTTCTTAGCGCCCATGCCATCCTTGTCGTCCTTGTACACGCCGTAGCTTGACCACCAGTCCTTGTTGTATGTGGCGTAACCGTAGTCCTTGTAGTCATCAATCGTGGGGTCACGATCAGTAGGCAGTGCCTCCCAGTCAAGCTTGGCCACGGCAATAGCGAGGGCAGCAAAGTGCACGATGTCAAGGTTCTCACGATCACCATGCTCGTTGTAGTAGCCGACACTGATGTTGGTGCACTCAGGTATGTCATCGGTGAACTCAGCGGTGTCTGTGTACACACCCGTGTCGTCAGGCGAGTACATCAGGTTGTCGTTGTGCTCGTTGAGCGCAGACGCAAGGGCTTGGCAAAATGTATCTGACGCACACCTACCCATACCCTGATGACTGATGACACTGTCGATACCGCGCCTGTCGAACGCGATGGCTCGGTCGAACTGCTTGAGCAGGGCTGAGTTGTTCTTGGCGATGAACTTGGCACCGATGCCCCCGCACTCCTCGCCTTGGCTGAAGATGTAGTAGCCCTTGACACCTGAGTGGATCAAGTGCATGAGCATGGCACAGCCAGCACCATCGTCAGCACCGAGAGGGGCGCCGTTGGCATACCAGTGGGTCTGCGTCTTCTTGATGAGGTTGACGCCCGTGTCCTTGTGTACTGTGTCAACGTGAGCGATGAACAGAGTACGGCTACCCGCACCACGCGCATCGATGTGCAAGTTACCCGCACCATCCACGAATGTGAATGACTTGAGTTCAGCAGGCAGGTGCTCGAACAGCCATGCGGTGAAGTTGGATACCTCATGCGTTTTGTGTGGACGCTTACGGGATAGCGCACGTTCAAGTGTGCGTACGATGATGGGTTGTGGTTTGATTTTCTTAGCCATGATTGTTTCCTTAGATTGTGTCGGTTGATTCAAGTTTGAGATTGGCGTTGATCGATGCCATGTGCATCAACTCGGTGCTGATGATCTTGCGCATATCAATGCGTGTTTGGTCGAAGCCAAAGGTCTGGATGTGATAAGCAGGTACATCACGATGTGCGAACAACTGAACCCCGTCATGCAGTATGGTCATGCCGAAGCGAACGAACGAACCCGCAACGGTGTAGTCCTCCACCAGAGCTACCTCACTGAGCATCTCCATCGTCAGCATGGTGGCCTCGGGCTTAGTAACGACAGGGGCAACAGCTACGGCTGTATCGCCGTCCTCATCCTCATCGTCAGTAGCAGGGGCGTAGTCAGGGTGGTACTTGTCGCCATCTACCTCAACGAAGTCAACGGCATCGGTGTACCAGTTGCCCGACTCCTCGCATTGCCAGCACCCGTCATTGATACGCAAGAACTCATCGGTGTCCTCGGTACGGCATATGCGGTCATCGTCTACGTGATACCAATCGCCGTCAACCTCGATGGCCTCATCAAGAGGGACGTACTCGCCATTGTTAAGCTCGATGATCTCGTTGTCATCAAGGTAGTCAACGTCATAGTGCTCGCTTTGAGACTCGACATACACCGCATTGTCGTTGGGTACATGGTACTGATGGCCTCGTCTGCCGTACACATAGGTGTAGTCGTTACTGAGACACGACTCACAGACACGGGTGTCCTCACCTCGTCCGACCCAGTAGCCATCATTGTCATCGGTACGATCACCGCAGTCCTCGCAGTCGAAGTAGTCACCGCTGTCGTCCGTTGGGCAACCGCCTGTCTGATCGCAGACATACTCGCCTTGGGCATCGACCACAACACACCTGTTGCCTACGTCAATCGTCACACGCTTCTCACCGCCGTCAAGGAAGGGTGCAAGGAAGTGATCGCTCGTCTCGTGATAGGCCATCTTCTCGCCTTCCTGCCAGCAGTCGCGCTTGCGGTAGCCCTGCTCGGTGAGCCAGTTCTCCATGCCGTTGTCGGTCTCGCTGTACCCGCCGTTGTTGGATGGCCGAGCGTATGTCCTGACGTAGTACTTCTTGTCGTCAGTGGGGCTGGTCATACATAGCGCACGGCCAACAGTCTCATCGCCCTCGATGCGCACCGCCATGTGCCAGCCATACTTGGGATCGTATGCCTCATAGGGGTGACGATTCACGCTGTCAGAACAGCGGATGCCCCTGTCCTCACGCCAGACCATGCAAGAACCTGGGCCCCGATGCAAGTGGTAGATCATCTCGGCAGTAGTATGTACGAACTGGAAGCGAGCCGCTGACCCGTGACGCGCAACGAGATCACGTATGGTGTGATCGGGCAGGTCGAAGTGCCTGTTGAGGTACTTGCCCACCGAGGTGACAGTCTGTACGTTCTTCTGACCCTTGGCCTCGTTCTGTGTGTAGGCGATGCGGGTGCGGTCGCCCTCGGATATGTGTGGCCATTCAAGCAGCAGTTGATGCCAGTCGATGGGACGCACGAGCTTGATGGCCGCATCAATGACGGGGTGCATGGGGTACTTGTCCATCTCACGAATGATCCAGTACCTAGCATCGCGCTTGATGCTGATTGCCTCCATCTCATCCTCGTCATCCGAGAGATGCCATGCCCGTCTGAGGATGCCATCAGTTTTGCGTATGGCCTCGCGTGCATGAATCATGATGGTTACCATCTCTTGCCAGTCGTATGTGTTGTCTGTTGTAGACATATCGTTTTCTCCTTGAGTTGCTATGAATGGGGACATTTGTCCCTGTCCCCGTTGGGTTTTACTTACTCCATTCCGTTATCTGCATCTGTGCCGAATGTCATCAGATGCGTGTGCATCAGGTCTTCAGCTTCAGAGTGGGTATCGAATAGGTTGTTGCCTAGCGTGTCACTGACATAGTCGCCTGTATCGTCTTCGACCATGTAGCCATCGTTTGTTTTGATTACTTTCAGTTCCATTTCATTTACTCCTGTTGTTGATTGCTTCGAGCGCCTCGTCAGCACAGGCACGCCAAGCAGCTTCGCTGATGAACGTGTTATCGGTAGACCATGGCGGTGCGACCTTGGTTTGTTTTGAGTAGGCGTGTATCGCCTCGATCAGGTACGCCTGCATGAGTACGCCTTGTTGTGAGTGGGACATCAGATCGGTTATGAACTGGATGTTGGTGCGGTGTTTAGGTTTAGTTGCCATGGTTTTCTCCTTGAGTTTTTAGTATGAGCGTGATGCTCGGCGCCGTCAGGCGTTGCGTTAAAGGGATTCCACGTGGATTCCACAGGGATTCCCAATGGGGACAAATGTCCCCATCAGTGAAACTGGTTGCTCTCAGATGTTCCCCACTATCGTGTGCCATGTAGCAGGGACGTGCTGGTTCTCCTCAAGAGCGTCAATAATCTTGAGAGCTTCTTTCATTTGCGCTATCTTGGCTTCTTTTTTTTCATCGAACGCAAAGATGTTGCTTCGCTCAAGCGTCTCTAGTTCTTTTCTTGTGGCGTTGTATAGCCTGAACTTGGCGTTTAGATGTTGGGCAGGCGTGACTGTCCGCAAGAAAGGTATCTTGCGCTTGGCTTTAGGCTTGTGCGGTATCTCCATGAACGCATCGTGGATAGGCTGCTTGATGCGCTCGGGTATCCAGTCAGTCCAGTGCTCGCCATTGTTGGGTATGTGTGACCCTTTGGCTGAATCGTTCTTCCTACGTGCCAGTTGAATGGGTGTGTACTCAAGGTTGGATCGATGTCCTGTCAGAACATTATTGAGTTTTTCCATGACAGCTATGTAGGCATCGAACGCTTCGATGCGATGGGGACAAGTGTCCCCGTTGTAGTTCCGCCCCACCTTGGCGTTGTTCAGTTCATATTGCAGGGGCTTCATGAGGTATGCCCACTCTGCCTTGCGGTGCGTGCGTGCAATACGCATCACACGTATGCTTTCTTTCATCTGAGCCACTTCATCCTTGATCTTGCTCATCTCGGCAGGATGTAGCTTGCGCTTGCTTAGGTGCATATGAAGTTGGTTTGATGTGAGTTTGAGGTAGCTTTCGTACATGATTACATATCCTTTAAGTTGCGGTAGGGACATTATAGCAGGTTGCGTCCGTGTGTACATCACATTGGACGAGAGGGTCGCGGGCTGGCAAGCCCCATGGTGTAAGACAATGCGCTAAAAGCTGTCCAGATATATGCCTTTTTTTAAAAGTCCTAAAAGGCTTCAAAGAAACAAGCCTCAAAGAAAAATAAATGCACCCCCTTATACACACCCTTATATATATATATAAATAATAATAAAAAGATATATGTATTGGACGCAAAACTTGCCATGCTAGCATCCATGCGGGTTGCGGGGTGTCTGTACGCTGTTCCTTTTTGTTGTACGCACGGACATCGTGAAAAAACACGACAGACACCCTTCAATAATCTTCGTGCCTTTCAATAATCTTAGAACGGGGACAAATGTCCCCATCAAAAGGGCAGGTCGAGTTGGTGCATCCCGTTCTTCCATTGATCGTAGAGTGCCTGAGTTTCGAACACCATGCCACGCAGATGCAATGCACCCTTGCGGAAGATGTGAACCTGATGGTGTGAGCCGTAGCTGATGGTCTGCATATGGAAGTCACGCCCACGAATGGTGACGATACCGACTTCTTTGATGCGAGGTTGTATGAATGAGCGCATGATTATTCTCCTGTGATGATGTGCATGATCTGAGTGCCAAGTACGAACGCCCCGCCTGCGGTGAGCAGTACGCCCATTGGTGCGAGGCCATACTCGTTGATGCAGTAGAAGCCCGTGACGATGGATGTGAGTAGCGTGACTGAGAGCACGATGTGCGAGATGACCGCTGATGGTTTCATGATTAACTCCTAGGTTGGACAAGAAATGAAACACCGCACAAGCCTCTCTCGTGCGGTGTCGGGGAAGAACGGGGACAAATGTCCCGATGATTATTGAGCAAATGCAATCGCAACTGCTTTCGATGCCAGTGAACGAGCACCCTCGTACTTCTGAGCAAGCTTCGCCAGCTTCTTGGCCATCTCGACCAACTCAGCAGGCACCTCGATCTCCTCTTGCTTGCCTGACGATGCGTCACCGCAAATATCTTTCAATAATCTCTGAGCCGCTTTCTTAGCCGCTTCGTACTTGACCGCATCCTTGTCGAGTACTTTCGTGCCTTTGGCTTTGCCCTCGCCATCCTTGAGTGTCACCGCAAACTTGCTCGCCACGATGGGCAAGATAACATCGCGCACCGCGTCACGCGTCATACCCTTCGCGTCCTTGCGAGCGAGATCGATAGCGTCCGCGTATGCCAATGCGTGTGAGAGTGCTGTGGTGATGTGTGTAGATAAAGTCATGATAATTTCCTTGATGTGAATTGAAAAGAACAGGGACAGATGTCCCCGATCGCTTAGAGCTAATCCCTAACCGATACCTCTATTGTCCGAATGGGTGCGTTTCGTGATTTGGCGGACGGCGTTTTTGCCGTGGCGTTGACCCCACCCACCCCCCACCAACCCTAATTGAGCGACCCGACCCACGCGTATATAAACACTATTCCTCACCCGCAATTCGCATTTTCAAAAATCCCACCCACAATTCCCAAACGCCAACACCCCACCCCCCTAAAAATTATAAAAAATTCCCAAGGATCAATGTCAAACGTTGGACACGGCGCAATAAAAAAATGCCCCGACCTTGCGAGCCGGGGCAAAAGATGGCAACTGAAACCATCAAGGAGAAGCAATGACTTGCGCCATCACCGAAAAGAAGTGTACACTAACACCAACGAGGCAACAAGTGCGACGCCAG